AAAGCCGAAAAACAGACCCGTTCATGGCGCTGGCGGCAGCCATGACGGTAGAAAGCGATCTGGGCACCGGTCAGGTGCAGCTGCCAAAGATCGGAGCATTTTGCTGGTAACTTGCCGGTAACTTGCCGGAAGGAGAAAAACAATGTCTTTTTCTGAGAAAATCAAACAGTTTTTTGGGTTTTCACCGCCAGAGCAGAGGATCACCGCACATGATTTTCTGCTGAACGGCGATGACCTGACCTGCGAAATGCTTGGCTACTGGCAGGAATACCAGCTGCGTGACCTCGCATTTAACTGCTGCGTAAACCTGATTGCGAACGCGATTGCAAACTGCGAGTTTAAGACGTTCGAGCGCGGGCAACCGGTCAAATCGGATTATTACTATCTGCTGAACGTAGAGCCGAACGTTAACGAAAACAGCACGGCGTTCTGGAAAAAAGTGATTTACAAGCTGTATGCCAAAAATGAAGCGCTTGTTGTTCCGATTCCGCGCGGGGGCAACGTCGAGCTTGTGGTTGCAGACAGCTGGACGAAACCGGAATACATCCCCACGCAGGAAAATGTATACCGCCAGATACAGGTCGGGCAGCAGTCGTATACCCGCGACCTGAAAGAGCGTGAGGTACTGCATCTGACCTTAAACAACGATGACGCAAAAAAAGTTGTGGACGCGCTGTATGAAAGCTATAAGAATCTGGTGCAGTCCAGCATCAAGAGCAACGTCTGGAACAACGGTCAGCACATGAAGGTGCACGTCACGCAGGTTGCCAACGGTCAGGACAATTTTGAGAAAGAGTTTTCTGCAATGCTGGAAAGCAGCTATAAACCGTTTCTGGAATCCGGCACCGGTATTTTGCCAGAATTTGACGGCTACGATTTCCAGCTGATGAACAACGGCACCGGAACAAAGGACACACGGGACATCAAAGCCCTTTTTGATGACATTTTTTCTTTTACCGCGCGCGGACTGGGCATCCCGCCCGTGCTTGTGCAGGGTGATGTGGCAGGCATCAACGACATAATCACCCACTGGCTGACCACCGGTATCGACCCGCTGGCGGCGCAGATCAGCAAGGAGTTCAGCCGGAAGCTGATTCCAAAGGCGGATTGGCTGCGCGGAGACCGCGTATATGCGGACACCTCCACCATCCAGCACTTTGATATGTTCTCTAACGCGGCGAACATTGAAAAAATCGTTGAGAGCGCAGCATACAGCATCAACGAGCTGCGCGAGGCCACCGGCGGCGCGCCGCTGCCTGATGAATGGGCTAACATCCACTGGATGACCAAAAATATTGCTACCGTGGAGACCGTTGCAAGGGACGCCGCCACGGAAAATAAACCGAAGGAGGAATAATATGCCGAAACCCTATTTTGATATCCAGCAGTTTGGCGAGCAGACGGATATCTATATCTTTGGCGATATCACAAGATACGCCGATGAAGCCAGCCAGGAGACCAGCGGTCACAGTCTTGTCCAGCAGCTGAAGAAAATCCCTGATGCAGCTGAGATCAATCTGCATATCGACAGCTTTGGCGGAAACGTTTCCGAAGGATGGGCTATCTACAATGCGCTGCAAAGCAGCCGTGCACGGGTCACGTCCTATGCAGACGGGTTTGTTGCCAGCGCTGCCATTTATCCGTTTCTGGCTGGTCAGGAACGTATCGCCAGCAATGTCAGTGCCTTCTATTTTCACCCGGCAAGCCAGTTTGCAGCCGGTTATGCCGAGGATTTGCGCAACGCGGCGAACGCACTGGACCAGCTGACCGAAATCGGGCTTGGCGCATTCACAAACGCCGGCATGGAGGAACAGGCCGCCCGTGACCTTGTAAACAGTAAGGCGTGGTACTCCCCTGCCGCTATGCTTGAAAAGGGTATCGCAACCAGCATCCGCAAAACCGGCGATGCTTCCGGCGTGTCCCAGAGCGTGCGCGGCTTGATCGTGCAGCAGCTTATGGTGCCGCATGAGGCTGTAGAGCCGCCCGCTGAACCGCAGCCCGCTGAACCGCCCGCAAAGCGCAGCTTGATGCAGATGCTTTGCAATATCTGAAAATAAGCCGTAAAGCAGCACTTCCTTCGTGGGGGTGCTGCTTTTTAAATACCAAAAAGGAGAAAACAACATGAATCTTTCTGAACTGTACAAGAACAATCAGAAGCTGAACGATCTGCGCCAGAAGCTGCACGATGCTTACAAGAGCAACGACGAGAATGCTGTGACTGACACTTTCCTGCAGATGTTCCAGACCGTGGGCGACATCAACCGCGAGGAGTACCAGCAGCAGCTGGACGGCATGAAGCAGGAGCTGGACAACTCCGTCCTGTATGCCCGCGGCGTGCGCCAGCTGACCAACAACGAGCGCGAGTACTATCAGGCCGTGGAGAAGGCCATGCGCGCCGACAATCCTAAGCAGGCGCTGGAGAACGTGACCGTTGTGTTCCCGCAGACGGTTATCAGCCGCGTGATGGACGATCTGGCATCCAAGCACCCCCTGCTGAGCAAGATCCAGTTTACCCCCACCGGCGGCGCGATCCGCATGATGCTGAACACGGACGGCATCCACAAGGCCAAGTGGGGCAAGCTGTGCGCCAAGATCGTGGAAGAGCTGACCTCCGGCTTTAAGGAAGTGGACGCAGGCCTGTACAAGCTGTCTGCGTTCATCCCTGTCTGCAAAGCGCAGCTGGATCTGGGCCCTGAGTGGCTGGACCGCTATATCCGCGCTATTCTGGCGGAAGCTCTGGCGAACGGTCTGGAAGAGGGCATTGTCATGGGCGACGGCAACGATCAGCCCATTGGCATGGTGCGCGATGTGAGCGATGACGTTGCCGTGATCGGCGGCAAGACCTATCCCGAGAAGGCAAAGGTCAAGGTTAACGATTTCGAGCCTGCCACGATGGGCAACCTGATCTCCATGCTGGGCAAGACTGCCAACGGCAAGGATCGTGACCCGGATGATCTAATCCTGCTGGTCAACCCGCAGGATTACTACCTGCGTGTGATGCCTGCAACCACCGTGCGTGCCCCGGATGGCACCTACCGTAACGACATCTTCCCTGTTCCCCTGACCGTCATCAAGACCGCTGCGCTGCCGCGTGGTCAGGCTGTGTTCGGTATCGGTCATCTGTACTTTGCACCGGTCGGCATGAACAAGAACGGCCGCATCGAGTACAGCGATGATTACCATTTCCTCGAGGACGAGCGCGTTTACCTGATCAAGCTGTACGCCAACGGCTTCCCGGTGGACAACAACGCCTTCCTGAATCTGGACATTACCGGCCTGCAGCCCATGACCTACCGCGTGACTACCGTTCCCGCTCCTGCCGCATCCAATGATGCAACGCTGAGCGCCCTGAAGCTGGGCAGTCTGAATCTGAACCCGGGCTTTACCTCCAGCAATGTGACCTATACGGCGACTACCTCGGCAGCCTCCAACACCATCACCGCGACCCCCGCCAACGCTGGCGCTAAGGTCAAAGTGGAAGTAGGCGGCAAGGAGATCGAGAACGGCAAGCCTGCGACCTGGAGCGACGGCAGCAACACTGTGACCATTACCGTGACCGCGGCAGACGGCGAGACCGTTAAGACCTACACCGTCACGGTCACCAAGTCCTGACCATGACCAGCAAGTGGGACGAGAAGCGGGAAACGCTGCTGCCGGACATCAAAAACTATCTTGATATCACATGGGCAGATGATGCGCTGGATAAAAAAATCTGGGACATCATCGTGACCGGTATGCTCTATCTGGACAGTAAGATCGGCACAGCACAGGACTACACGCAGCCCGGGCTTGCCCGTGCGCTGCTGATGGACTATGTGCGCTACACCAGAGACGGCGCAGCGGATATTTTTGAACACAATTATCTGCACCTGCTGCTTGCGGCAAGAAACGAAAGGCTGGTGAATGATTTTGCAGAGAACGCGCAAAAGCCCGACCCGCCCTGACACAGAGGTCAGCCAGACCTTCAACAGCGGGGTCGTGCAGGTATTTTCCACCCGAGACGCTGCACCGGTCGGGCACTCCCCTGTTGTGGAGTGCACGGCAAAGTGCACCCTGCGGTACGAGGAGCAGCGTCTTGGCATCAACCGGCTATATCTAAGCCGCCAGAATCAGGCGGAGATCGTCCGGGTGATCCGCGTGCCGGCACCGCAAAGCATCGCTATTTCCAGCCAGGACGAAGCCCAGACCGAGGACGGCAGGCACTACCGCATCGACACGGTACAGGCCGTTCGAAGCTGGCCCCCTGCGCTGGATCTGGCGTTGCGCGCCGTGGAGCATGACTATGACAACAGCATACAGGAGGGCACCGAGGATGACGTGGTATGAGTGCATCATTGCTGCCCACACGGCTGTTACAGACCATGTAAGCCACGGCGGGCGGATGAAGTCCAAGCGGTATTTTGTTTGGCAGGAAGAAACACCGGATGACCTCATTGCGGACGGAAAACACATCGAACGTGCCATGATCGGCACGACAGACTTGTTTACCTCGACGGAGTTCGACCCGTGGTGCGAAGCGCTGGAAAAAGCGTTTGACGCTTCCGAGCATATCGCGTGGGAGAGGCTTCAGCCCATGTATGAAGCTGATACAAAAATCTGGCATTACCGCTGGCGGTGGGAGGTGTTCGGCTGTGGCTAGGATCGAAGCAAAAGGGCTGGATGCTTACATGAAAGAGCTTCAGAAACTGAACCAAAGCACCGATGATGTATGCAAAGCTGGCGTTTATGCCGGTGCAAAAGTCATGGGTGACAAAATCAAAGCTGCCGTTGACACGATTCCGATTCACAGCCTGCCGCCCGGGCAGGAGCAGTATTATGCCCACCCCAATGGACCGCCCATGAACGGATTAAGCCAGCAGCAGGCTGATGACCTGAAAAAAGGGTTCGGCATTGCAAAATTCAGCCATGAAAATTATGCGTGGAATACAAAGCTCGGCTTCAACGGATACAACAGCATCCAGACCAAAGGGCATCCGAATGGACAGCCGAATGCGCTGATTGCCCGCTGCGTAGAAGGCGGTACAAGCGTTTGGGTGGCAACTCCGTTTGTTGCTCCTTCCGTCCGAAAAGGACGAAAAGAAACGGAGGCCGCCATGGGGCAGGCTGTTGAAAAAAAGATAAAAGAAACGATCGACAAATAACCTGCGCAGGGTGTCCACAGTGGACACCCTGCTTTTTTGTATGAAAGGAGAAAACACATGGTAACTACTGGTTTTTCCAATGTGCATATTGCTACTTACGCTTCCGAGAGCGGCACCGTGAGTTACAGCGGCGTGCGCAAGCTGGGGCGCTCGGTGAGCATGAGCACCGATATTTCCACCAGTGATGACAACAAATTTTACGCCGATGACCGGCTGGCAGAAACCGAGACCGGCTCTGCCTTCACCGATGGCAGCGGCACCTGCACTGTGGACGGCCTGACCGCAGAGGAAGAGGCCTTTATCATGGGCCTGAAAGCCGGCAACTCCGTAACGCCGGACGAGGGCACCGCGGTGGAGACCTACGAGTACGGCGCATCTATGGAGCCGCCTTATCTGGGGCTGGGCGCAGTCCAAAAGGTGCAGAAGGACGGCAAGAGCATGTGGAAGGCAATCATCCTGTGCAAGATCCGCTTCAAGGTGCCCAAGGACGATGCCGAGACGCAGGGCGAGCAGATCGACTGGCAGACCCAGGATCTGGACTTCAGCATCATGCGCGATGACAGCGCTATGAACCGGTGGAAGATCATCCCCAAGAAGGAGTTTGACACCGAGGCAGCGGCGGTTGCGTTTATCAAGAAGGCACTGGGAGGTGCAGCATGATCGAGGACAAGTACATCGTATTCGCGCACGTCAAGGATGATGAGTACCCCATGTGCATGACCATCAAGGCACTTTCCGTACTGGAGGGCACCTACGGCTCTGTGGACAATATCTTTGGCGTTGCCAAGGAAGCCGCAAAAACCGGCCGCGTTGCCGACCTTGCAAAGGCGGCACTGACCATTGCGCCCGTGCTTGCGGATGCAGGCCGGGACTATGTGCGGGAGATGGCGGCAGAATCCAACGACAAGGAGTTTCAGAACATGGCGCAGAGCCTGCCGGACTTCCCTGCTGCTGCGGAGCTGGAAAAGAGCATGACGTGGGCGGAATGTCGCGCACTGTGGAACGACTGCGTTACCGCAATTGCGCGCGGCTCCGGCCGCGAGGTGGAGGCTGAACCGGACAACAGCGCAAAAAACGCGGAAAGCGCCATGTAATACAGCTTAACAGAGCATGGTTTCTGTTTTACGGCCGCAAACTGGGCATGAATGAGCATCAGGTGCATTCGTGCCCGGTGGGCCGTATGTTGGATTATATGGCGTGTATGCAGATAGAAAACGGCGCAAACCAGAAGCTCTACGCCACCGTAGACGATCTGGAAAAAATACGGTAAGGAGGTGAACGCATGGCAAAAACGGACATTGGCCCCAAAATAAGCGTTGAGGGTGAAAAAGAATACCGGCAGCAGATGCAAAACATCATTGCCCGGCAGAAAGAATATGCCGCTGAGCTGAAGTCCACCACGGCATCTATGGACGAGAACACCTCCGCAGAACAGCGCGCATCCTCGATAGCGGCAGTGCTGCGCAAGCAGATCGCTGCACAGACGGATGCTATGAATGCCCAGAAGAGTATGCTGCTGCAGGCCACTGAAAAGTATGGCAGCGCAAGCACACAGGCGTCGGCTTACCGTACTGCGGTCTATAAGACGAATGCGGAGTTGGAAACCTTAAAAAGCCGCCTGCGCGATGCCGAAAACGGACTTGGGGAGTTTGCGTCTAAAACCGACGATGCGACGGAAAGCGTCCAAAATTTTGGGAATGCTAACCAAGCCGGAATCTTTGACAATATAGCCAGTGCGGTAACGAAGGGAAATCTTGTCGCCACTGCACTGGAAAAGGTAGGCTCTGCGGTCGTTGACGCCGGAAAATCTGTGATCAGCACCGGCGTTGACTATAACTCCCAGATGGAGCAGTACACGGTTGCGTTCACAAATATGCTGGGCAGCGCGGATAAAGCCGAATCTGCGCTTAACCAGATAAAACAGGACGCTGCCAAAACTCCTTTTGATACAGCGGGGCTTGTAAAGGCAAACCAGCTCCTTATCTCTACCGGCGTGGATGCACAATCTGCGCGTAACGTGGTCATGGCGCTGGGTGATGCCGTAAAGGCGACCGGCGGCGGCAATGACGAATTAAGCCGCATGGCGCAGAACCTGCAGCAGATCAAAAACGCAGGCAAGGCGACCAGCGCCGATATCAAGCAGTTCGCCTATGCCGGCATTGATGTGTACGGTATCCTTGCCGATTATACCGGGAAGTCCACCGAAGATGTCCAGAAGATGACGATCAGCTATGACCTGCTGACCAATGCACTTTTGTCTGCATCTGAAGAGGGCGGGCGGTATTTCGGCGCAATGGAAACCCAGAGCCAGACGCTGGACGGCAGAATTTCCACCCTGAAGGACAACGCCACCCAGCTTGCGGGAGCACTGACAGAAGGGCTTGCGTCTACCGAGGGAGAGCTTGTCAACGTTGCCACCGGCTGGGTGCAGGAGCTGACGGATTCTTTGCAGACCGGCGGCGTTGCAAGCATGGTGGAGACCGGCGGCGTTCTGGCGGGCGAAGCCATCGACAGTTTTACAGATTACGCCGTCAACAACATGGACGGCGTGCTGGATACCGGGCTGGATATCGCCGAAAACCTTGCATCTGGTGTTGTGCAGAATGCCCCGAAGCTTCTGGAAAGCGCTGTTACTATCACCGGAAGTTTTATTGGCGGTGTAGCTGAAAAATTCCCAGACATCCTTGCATCCGGTGCGGAGCTTACCGGGCAGATGGTCCGTGGTGTGCTCAGCCTTGGGCAGGATATGTGGAATGCCTCAAAAACGCTTGCAGCCAAAGCAGCAAACGGCATTTTGACCACAAACTGGCTTGAGGTCGGTTGGAACATCTCGAAAGGGATCGTCAACGGCTTTATCAACGGAATGAAAACCGCAGAGTTCAGCGGTATGGGCGGCGGCAAGTTCGGCGGCGGCGCGGGACGTCAGAAAAAGCAAAACACTGAACCGAAAATAGTTGTGCCGCAATATGATGGTTTCGGCGGCAGTGGTGGAAGCGGTAGCAGTGGTAGAAGCGGCAGCAGCGGCGGCTCTGGCGGCAGAAGGACTACCACAAAAACCGCTCAAGACACCAAAAAGCTGGCGAAATCCGTTACCAACACCTCCAAGCAGCTGTTGCAGGGTACGGAAAACATTGTGGGTGCGATCAGTCGCACAGTGGAAACAGTTGACAATACTTACAACGTTTATGATGGCACGACAAAGAAGCTGAAGGACACCACGACTGAAACTGTCCAGACCATCACGGACAGCTGGACGGAAATGGTGGACGGCGTTGCAACGCAGTTTAAGCGGGTGCAGACCCTGACGGACGGCGTTGTGACCTCTGAAAAGGTGACAAGCTCCCTCGCAGATGAAGTTGCTAAAAAGTCCGTCCATACCCGTGCGGAGACCCTGACGGCGGCGCAGGCGGAGATAGACGAAGCTATTGGCTACGTCAGCCGGACTGCCCAGACCTCTACCGAAACCAAGAAAGTGCTTAACACTGAGACCGGCGAGCTGGAAGATACCGTTGTATCTGCCACAAAGGTAGTTACAGACTGCTATAAGCGCATTGTGGAAGGCCAGGAACAGACCGTAGAGCGCACCACCACTTACACCAACGGCATTGTAACGGATGTCAACGAAAAGGTTACCGACCTGAACACCAGCATCAAATACACCGAGGGCGCTCTGGGCGGCTTTTCCAAGTTTGTGCTGGATCTGGATTCTAAGCTGGGCGGGCTGGAAAAGGTTGCAAGCAACCTGACAAAAAGCCCTCTGGGGCAGTGGTTCAGCGATCTTGCGCAGGGCTACCGCGCAAGTGACAGTTTTTGGGAGAACATCGACGTCCCGGGAACGCTTATCAGTGGCCTGACCGGCGCTGCACAGGGCTTTCAACTGACCGGAAACTGGGCGGGCACACTTGCCGGTGGAATATTTGGCATCGCGGGAAAATTGCTCGGCACTTCCATCAGCACCGAGGCCGGAAGCTGGGGCGCTGACCTTGTGACCGGCCTTGCAAAGGGGATTCTGGGCGGTGGCGGTATTATCGCTAAGGCTGTTTCGTGGATCGGCGGCATTATAAAGGGCTTTCTGCATTTTTCGCGCCCAGACGAAGGACCATTGCGGGAGTACGAGAAGTGGATGCCGGATATGATCCAAGGCATGGCGGACGGCATCCGCGACAATGCTTACCTACTGCAGGAGGCTGCCGCAGACCTTGGCGGAAAGCTGAAAATGCAGCTGCAATACGATGTGGGCAGCGCAAACGGCTTTGCGCAGGTAGCTACCAACTCCCGCACGGTAAGCATGGGCGGCATCAACGTCAATGTGTACCCGTCTGAGGGCATGGACGAGGAACGCTTTGCCCAGTACACCATTACACGACTTACACAGATGATCAACGAGGAGGCGGCAGCCAGTGGAGAAGTACCTGTATTTTAACGGGCACAGCAGCACCGAGTACTGCTGCCATATCGAGCACAAACCCAGCATCCCGACCCCGAACCGCAAGTATGAGGAGTACGAGGTTGCAGGCCGGAACGGCAAGCTGCACGCGGATCAGGGGCAGTATGAGAATATCACGGTGTCTTATCAGCTGTATTTTCACGGCAGAAACCCTACCCCAGAACAGCTGCGCAGCATCAAGGCGTGGCTATGCGGTACACCGGGTGCCTATCCCCTATCGGACGGATACGACCCGGAGTATTTTTACCTTGCCATTGCGAAAATGGGCGATACCAGTAATATTCTGGACAAATACGGCCGGTTTACGGTGGGGTTTGATTGCGACCCCCGTCATTTTTTGTGGTCCGGGCAGGAGCTGCAGGACATGACGAACGGTCAGGTGCTGCTGAACCCGCTGGATCAGGTGGCACTCCCCTATTTTGAGGTGACCGGAAACGGTCAGGATGGCGAACTGCAGATAAACGGAAAAGCATTTGGCATGAGGCCGCCTGCCGGTAAAACCGTGTGCTGCGATGCAGAAACGTGGAACGCATGGCTGGAGGACGGCACCAATGCAAACCCTGTCACCGGCGGCATTTGGCCGGAGCTGGCAGCAGGTGAAAACCTTATCCAGTGGAGCGGCGGTATCCAGACCGTGAAAATCATGCCAAGGTGGTGGACGTTATGAACCCTGTTTTACACGATGAAAATGTGACTACCGTGGGCAATTTTGGCTATGGTACGCTTTCGGATGCGCTGGAATGCACTGTCAGCTGCGAGGAAAACGGAACGTATGACCTGACCTTGCAGTACCCGGTAACTGGCATTCACGCGGAAAAGCTTTTGGAACGGCGTATCATCAGCGCACGGCCTTCCAGCTACGAAACCCGGCAGCTTTTCCGCATTTATCGCATCAACCGCCCGATGAATGGACAGTTTCAGGTGTCCGCGCACCATATCTCGTATGACCTCGGCAACTGCATCGTGAAGCCGTTTAGCGCAAAATCGCTCAGGGAGACCATACAGAAGCTGAATGCAAATATTGTTGGTGACTGTAAGTTTGAGATTTCGGCAGGATATGACAACGAGACCGCATTTTCTGTTACAAAGCCCATGACTGTGCGCGCTGCGATGCTCTCCAACAACGGCAGCAGCATTGCAGACACCTACCTTGGCTACTGGGAGTTTGACGGCTTAAAGTGCACGCTGCGGCTGAAAGAAGAGGTAAACCGGGGCGCGGTTATTGCGTATGGTCTGAATCTGGTGGACGTCACGCAGGAAAAGAACATCGACAACGTATACACCCACGTCTATCCGTACTGGGCAAACGCGCAGAAGGGTAAGTTTTACGCGCTGGACCCCATAAAGGCATCTGAGATCGAGGGATACCAGAAGATCTACCCGCTGGACTTGAGCAGCTACTTCCAGAAAGCGCCTTCGGACGCTAGTATGCGGAAGGCAACTACTGATTTTTTGTCCAAAAACCAGATCGGAAAGATAGAGCCGAGCTTGACCGTAAGCTATGTGCAGCTGGAAAAAACCGTAGAGTACAAAGACCAGAAAAACAAGGTCATTCTGCGCGGCGATACGGTAGAGGTGCGTTACCTGCGCCTTGGCGTGAATGCGCTGGCAAGAGTGACAAAGACCGATTATGACGTTGTTCACGACCGGTACGCCTCGATCTATGTAGGCAAGGCAAGCGAAAAGCTTGCAAGAACTACCGTGAAAGACCGCAACCGCATGAGCACCACGAACGACCGCGCTGTTGATGCAAGCCGTGTGGCCACAGACTACATTGGCGAAACGGACGATGGCGGCATCCAGTTCGGGCCCGGAAGCTTTAATTACACGATAAACGAAAAAGGACTGGAGTTTCACGGAATAAAAAATCTGGAACCCATTCGCGTCTGGCAAAACGAAGCAACAAAAGAGCCTCTCAAAAGTTTAGAGGAACAAACGATATCTGTTGACCTTACCGGTTACTCCGCTATCCTGATCACTTACGAAAGCACAAAAGGCACTACATGGTTTGCGGGCGGCGGCAGCGGCGGCAGAGTATCCAGCATCATACCGGTAAACGGAAAGACCTACACGCTTATGTATGCGTGGAACACACCACACTTTCGGAACATCACAGTTTATCAGGACAGCATTGAGTTTGGTCCTGGGAAAGAGCGAACATCCAAATATAGTCCGCTCACTGGTACTATTTGGACTAACATAGATCTGGAGACGCCAACGTTTGATGGATGGGCCACCAACAACGCCGTTTGTGTACCGCAAGAGCTTTTTGGTTTTTTGTAAGGAGGGCTATCGTGAAAAAAGAAGATTACTTATACCAGTGCACCGTGTGCCCGGATGGGCGTATCAAAAACGGAGGCTGGACGCTGAAAAGCGTCATCCCCAAAACGCTGCCGCCGGATCAGCTGCTTTTTGAGGATTTCCCGGCCAACAGCAACGGCGGCAGCGACTATATCTGGGACGGGCAAAATTTGATTTTTAGCCCGCTGCCGGAGGAAAGCGAGGAAGCAAATGCAGAAAATCAGGATTGATTTTGATAATCCCGGTCTGCCGCAGCACATCAGCGCGGTGGAAAACGACAGCCAGAGCCGGTTTTTTCAGGCGACGCTGTACGAAAACGGAAAGGCGTATACTGCGCCTGAAGGAGCCGCTTACAGCATCATGTACCGCGGCTTCGGCCCCCAGAATCAGGGCTGGTACGATACCATCAACGACGGCGCAGGTAAGCGGGCAGCTTGTGCCGTGTCCGGCAACGTTGTCACCTGCGAGATCGCGCGTCAGGCACTGCAGGCGCCGGGTCATGTGAGCATCGTGCTTTGTGTGACGACCGGAAAAGGCTATATGCTCAAGAGCTGGCCTATCGAGTGCGACTGTAAAAACGACCGCTATGACAGCACCACGGAGATCCAGAGCTTTTTCTATGTTACGCAGATCTCTAACGAATCGTGGACGCAGGCGATCCAGGCGGTAGAGGAGCTCAAAAATACCATCGACCCCACCCTCTCCCTCTCCGGAAAGGCTGCGGATGCGGCAAAGGTGGGCGAGGCGGTCAATGCGGAGGCAACCAGAGCGAAGGCAGCCGAGGAGGAGAACGCAAAGGGGATTGGACAGCTAAAGGAAGATTTAGTTGACTTATCTCATGTGAGATTGCTTAACGGATTTGACAAAGATAATACTGAAATAAATAAATATTACAATTCACAAGGTGTGTTATCAGCATCGAACGGATGGACTGCATCCTTATCTTATGCAAGAGTTGAACCAAGCAAATCATACCATGCTAAATCAATATACAACTATGATTTGCAAGTCATAGCTGTATGGTATGATGGAGAGCACAATTTTATAAAGCAAGAATCAAACACATCTTTCATATCTCCAGACAATGCGAAGTACGCAAGAATTTGTTGCCCAACAAATTCTGCCGATGTTCTTGTGTTTGGAAGTTTTGATTCTATTTCTGAGTATTTAGAATTTGGCAATGAAACTGTATTAAATGATTCGGTTGCAACAGACAGAATTGATGAAGCCATTTTATCTTCACAAAACGAAGCTGATTATGCTTCTAATATCACTGATTTCTATTCTTCCGAATTTATGAATATCATATTGAGAAATGGATTTGATAAGACCTCGGTTTTAAAAAATAAATACCTCTATATAGATGGAAGCATAAAAGATTCAAATGGTTGGGGTGTGAACGAAAACTATATTCTAATCAAACCATCTGTAACATATAAAGCAATGTCATATTCTTTAGATGTTAAACAAAATGTAAAAGTAGCATGGTACGACAAGTATAAGGGTTTTATTAGAGTAGATGAAAATGTTGATTTTATAGCACCTAACAATGCTAAATTTGCAAGGTTATGTTGTACATTGAATATCAGTGATACATTTGTGTTTACAGAAAAAGAAAATTCATCGGGAGAATATCTGGAGTATGGTTATGAAAAAAGCATAGATGAATCTGTTAAAATTCCAATTAAACCAATTAAATCTGAAGTAACATCTGTTAATGGAAAAAAAGGAGATGTTGTACTAACTTCAGAAGATATAGGAATTTCTTCCGATGTAGAAAAAGCTGTTACAGATTATCTTAAAAAAAATAATATTATCGCTCCTAAATTAACTATTTCAAAAGTAGTTGCAAGAGGAGGAATTAAAAATTCATATTCTACACCTACATCTGATTATGTTACATTCAAGGATATATATCCTGTTTTCGATGTTGGGAGTAATACCACTGGTGCTGTATATGCACTTGCAGAACATCTTGTAGATGCAACAACACAGGCTGTATACAAAAGCATAGATGGCGGTGAACATTGGACAAAGATGGGTGATTTACAAATCGACCAAGCCAATGGAATTTGGTACAATTCTATATTTGTTGAACCGTTCCAAGAAACAATTTACACAATCAAAGTTACAAACGGATATAATGCCCCACATCACAATTATATTGAAAGTTTCAACTCTAGCCTTACAAAAATCGGCTCTATGGATATTGGTGTTGGTAGAATGTTATCTGGACTTCATAGTATGGATGCTTGTATCAGCAAGGACTACTCCAAACGAGTTGTTATATTTGGAGAATATGCTTTAGAAGATGCAAAAACTGTTAGAATGTGGAAAACAGTTGATAGAGGTGCAACATGGACAAAAGTTATGGAAAAACGAGCAAATAATGGTGTTGTATATAGTGGAGAAATAAGACATTTCCATGCTGTATGTTGTGACCCATATACATTTGATTGGTGGGCTTGTAGTGGTGATGGTGATAATCAGTGTAAAATTTGGAGAAGTCAAGACGATGGGGACACTTGGATGGAAATGTTTGCAAATGGTCAGCAGACAAGAACCCTACAATTTGTATTTGAGAAAGATTGTATCTACTATGCAATGGACTCTACTACTGCATCGACCAGAAAGTTTACCAAGCTTTTCAAGATAAACAGGGAAGATATGTCCGTTGTAGAGGTTGCCGACATCAAAAACAATTTTGCTGTCTACAACATTACAAGGACTTATACACCTAATGGCTTGATTATTTGGGCTTGTAATGAAAACGTTGCAAGTGTTGACGCTGACTCCGTATGCATCCAGTTTTATGATTACGCAACTGGGACTATTAAGGATATTTACAATTATCCGTTCAATGGGATAAAAAATACTTACAGAGGTTTCCAAGCAGCATCAAGACGTCAAGACATGGAAAGTGGCAATATTTTCTTCATGCCTACACTTAACATTGGGCAGTCAGTATATGGTACGATGAACACTTGCTCACGATATTTTAAGGCTAAAATTACAACATGATTAGTTAACTAAAGAGGGCTTTATTTGACTATTTACCAGCATAAAAAGAAAGGACTGATAACATGCTCCCTATCATGGACGTTTCCCGCTGGCAGGGCAACATCGACTGGGAAAAGGTCAAGGCAAGAGGGCTTTATCTTACCAAAAACCGAAAGGACGTGACCACATGAACCTCCTGACTTTCCTCTCCCGTCTCTTCGCCGCCCTTGCCCACGCAAAGGAAGCGGCAGACAACTCCACTGCAGAGCCTGGCCCCGTGTCCAGCGTGGACACCCAGAGTGCTGCTCCTCCCGGCTGGGATGGCGCACCACCCTACCGATACATTGACGTGAGCCGGTATCAGGGCAAAATTACCCTCGACGGCTGGCGCAAGGTCAAAGCGGCTGGTTACAAGGGCGTCATGCTTAAGACGGTATCCACCAACAAAAAGCTCTCCAAGCGGGCAGACGGCCTTTACATCGACCCGACTTTTGATACCAACTACCGCAACGCCCGGGCTGCCGGGCTGGACGTGGGCGTATATTACTACACCTACGCCACCAACAAGGACATGGTCAACGCAGAACTTTCCCTGCTGCGTCAAGCAATCTACGGCAAGGAGCTGACTCTGCCGGTGGCGGTGGACGTGGAGGACAACAAGCTGGGCAATCTGGACAAGCAGAGCTTGACCGACCTGACCGCCTATGCTTTGCATTATTTTTTTAATTTTTGGTTGTATTCCGAGATCTACACCTACACCAGCTTTGCAAAGGCACATCTCTTTGTGGGTGGAGCGGCTTTGCACCCTTATGACGTGTGGCTTGCCGACTACACTGGCAAGACCCCGAAGGTGGATTTCAAGTACAATGCCCACCAACACACCAGCAAAGGCAGCGTGCCGGGCATCTCCGGCAACGTAGACCTCAACGTGACCGAGCTCAACTACCCCCGTATCATCCGCAAGAAGGGTCTGACCCGTCTTCGGGAGGGCGCATGAGCGAAGCAATTATCGTGGCGATCATCACCGGCGGTCTGAGCTTGATCGGCGCGATCGTCTCCAACAACCGCACCGCACAGAGTATGGACGCTAAGTTGGACAAGCAGCAGGCTGTGACCGAAACAAAACTGGAAGAGCTGACCCGCGAAGTCCGGGCGCACAACAACTTTGCCCAGCGCGTGCCAGTGCTGGAAGAGCAGATCAAGGTGGCAAACCACCGCATTGAAGACCTCGAAAAAGAGAGAGGAGAGTAACACATGGAAACCATCCTTAACACCATTCTCGCCCCGCTGCCCTCGTGGCTGGCGCTGGTTCTCATCGTTGTGGGCGCTGCGTCGCTTGCGTTGGGGCTTATCCGTCTGGGCTACGGCGCAGCGGTCAAAGGCACTGTGCTTGACCTGATCGAGCAGGCAGAGCATGAAATTCAGGGCACAAAGCGCGGCGCAGAACGCAAGGCGTGGGTCGTCAAGATGCTTCGCGCCGCCCTGAGTACCAGCAAATACGGCAGGCTCATCAGTTGGGCCATCACCGATGAGACCATCGGCACTGTGATTCAATTTTTCTTTGACCGGGCAAGGGCAGCGCTACAAAAGCAGTAAGGAGGATATCATGGAAAGCACTACATACGAGCACCCCGGTGGATTTACCGAGATGTGCGCCGCACGAGAGCAATTTCGGTACGCCACGAAAATGGTCAGCGCACGTTTTCGTGACCTCACGAAAACATACCATTTTGCCGTGCTTGGCAATATGGTGCGCAACGCCGGACAGCTGCCGCAGCCTTTCTGGCTCTGTGCTGCCTGTGGCGGCGGCTCGCGTAGTGCTGCCCGCTGCGCTGCAAGGACTTGACCGACAGCAGATGACCGCCGCCATCAAAAGCGCACCGCTTGGGAGGGTAGACCGTAAGATAGCCTTACTGCGGTACGTTGAGCGGCTTCCGCTGCCGGATATTGCAGCACAGACACATTACAGCCGGACGGCGATAGGCTACCGGCTGAAAGGCATTGAAAAAATGCTGAGTGCGTGATATAATAGTTTCGTCTAGGGATTAGTTTTGAGCTTTTGCTCTGACAATTCAAAAGCGGCAGGCTTTCGGGCTTGCCGCTTTTCTTTTTGCACGATTTGTGGCAAAATAACATCAACAAATCCTCCCGGCCTCTCGAAGAAGCACAAGAGGGTGGATATTTGAAAGGCCATGGCCTTTGTAGAGAGCGGCATTGCCTGTGGGCGGTTCCGCTCTTGATTTTAGACTTTGCCGTTTTGGTAGCACAAAACCCCCGGTGTTCCGTTTGGAACATCGGGGGTTTCTATGCCAGTGCCAGCGCCTCCTTTATCGTCTTGCAGCGGCAGGACACGCTGTGCATGAACTGACTGGCTTCTTCGTAGGTGGCAAATCGGACGGTGGCTTCTGCACCAAGCTCTCCCTTTTCCCGCAGGGTCACAGAGTATACTCTGCCTTCGGGGAAGCTGCTGTTGACCATCGGCTTCCTGTTTGGCATAAACGGAGACGGGATGGAGGTGAGCTCTCCGCTCAAGGTGGTGCAAAACTCATCGTAGTGGCTCATCCCATCTTCCGTGATGAGATAGGGCTTTTTAATTTTGCTATTCATAATCAACCTTCCTTTCAGTCGTATATAGCCCACGGATTTCATCCGGTTAAGGTTATAGCAGATTATAATGCTCAGCCAGCAAAAAGCGGACGTATGCCGGGCAGTCCCGGCTTCCGGCACACCAGTTCTGCACCGTGCGCAGCGGGATGCCCGCGCCTTTGGCAAAAGAGGTCTGCGACATTCCGGTGCGGGAGATCAGCTCCCGCATGGACAGGTGCGCCAGATCCCAGATGACGGACAGCCGCTCCTTTTCGGCGTCTAGGTCGATGCAGCCGGAAACATCGTCCGGGACGGTCATGGTCACGTTGTTGAGAAACGCCACCCGGGATGCTTCCGGTTCAGAAGCCATAACAAAAAGTTCAGCGGTAGTATAATCAACCGCTATACTTTGGTATACTTCCTCTTTGTCCAAAACTCTTTCCTCAGAAGTAGCAACCAAATCATCAAGATGAGATAGTTGAAACCAACTTACACCCAATGCATCTGCTATTTTTTTGATTGTTTCAATTTTAGGCTTTTTTTCCCCTCGTTCATATTGGCTGATAGCTTGAGGTGTAACGCCAAGTCTACGAGCTAACTCTGCTTGCGTGATACCGACGGTAAGGCGCGCATTCTTTATTCCGATTCCAATTTCTTTTGCAGTTGCCATCTTTGTTCGCTCCCTTTCAAACGCGGTCTTTCACGGACAGGCTGATTTTGCGTACAAAGCCATCAGGGAACTTCTCACCGCTCCAGAGAGAACCCAGCTCTCCATCGCCGCCGTTGTCGCGGGGATACTCATAGAAGGCGGTCATGCCCAGACCATCGTTGACGCGGCGCAGCTTCACGATGCGGTCGGGAGCAAGCGCGATTTCCCGGGTAAGCTTGCCGTTTTTGTCCAGTGCATCCTCGCACAGCCACTGAAGCGCCGAGATAAACTCGTCCATCGTGATGGTAGAGTGGGCAGCCCAGTCTTTAAAAATGCGGCTGTCGCCTGCAAGAACGATCTTCTTTTTAGTCTCAAAGCTGGTCATGGTAGTTATCTCCTTTTTGCGCGATTTTGGTTTCCTTTACTGTCTATAATATACACCCATTGGGTACAAAAGTCAAGCTTTTTTCAAAAATATTATACCCGCTGAACGTATTTTTGCCAACGCTGCCCTTTTGCAGTGTGGGCGCTTTTTTGTCCTTCGTTGTACCTTCGTTGTCCTTCACTTTTTGTCGATGTGGTACACTGGTCACATCAGGAGGGATGTATTATGAGCTATTATCCGACACCCGGAACGCCCTACGTTCCGCAGCAGCCTGTCAATCCTTACGGCGGCATGGGCACAGTTGGGCTTGCCACTCCCCTGCCAAACACGCAGATGCAACAGGCGCAGCCGCAGCGTCCGCAGCCGATGAATGGGCAGCAGCCTGTTCAGCAGTCGGCACAAGATGGCGGCTGGCTTCTTGGCAGACCTGTTTCCAGCAGGGAGGAATTTCTGGCAATTCCATCTGATCTGTACGGAAGATGGACGTATTGCCCGGATTTGCGTAGTGGGGTCATCTACTGCAAACGTCTGAACCCAAACACTTGTGAATCTGACGTGTTAGAGTTTTACAGCCCGGAAGCATGGCGGCAAATGCAGGCGCAACAGGCGCAGCAGACCGCTGCACCGACACAGCAGTATGTGCCTGTTGAGCAGTACGATGCCATCGTGCGCCGGCTGGATGAGCTGGAAAAGTGGCAGAAGAGCTTCTCTAAGCCCACTGCCGCAGCGAAGAAAGGAGAATAAGCGATGCCCTCTCCGTTTGATATGATTACTCACAGCCCTATCATGCAGCTTGCAAATCTGGCTCGTGCCGGACAAAACCCGATGGGACTTATCCAGCAGCTGGGTGGGCAGAGCGCCCCCATCATGCAGGGCTTGAACCTGATTCAGGGCAAAAACGAAGCACAACTCCGAACAATGGCGCAGAACCTCGCCAAAGAGCGTGGCATCGACCTGAACCAGCTGGCAAGCGTCCTAAATTTGACGCTGCCCCGATAACGCATCCCCTCCTCTAAGCGAAACGCTTCTCAGTTTTGCGGACTTGACAAAAACCGCTTTTGTTTGGCTTTGCCCGCTGCACACGGTAGCGGGATAGCATAACGCAAAACTGAAAGGAGTTTTGTTATGGACGATTTTGCAACTGGCTACCTGGCTGGGCAGGACGGCGGCAATAACAACGGCGGATTCTTTGGCAACGAAGGTCTGTGGGCGGTTATCATCCTCGCCATCATCTTCGGCTGGGGCACAAACGGCTATGGCCGGAACGGCGGCGACAACGGCATGAACAGTTACATCCCCTATCTGGTTGGCACTGGCGCAACCGGTCAGGGCGGTGCAGACACCCGCGCGGCTCTGTCTGAGGGCTTCTACCAGCAGGATACCTCCCGCTCTCTGGCGGGCATCCAGAGCGGTATCTGCTCTCTGGGCTATGACCAGCTGGCGCAGATCAATGGCATCAACGCCAACATTGCGAACGGCTTTGCGGGCGTGAACAGCGCCATCTGTCAGCTTGGCTACCAGAACGCACAGCTCGTGAACGGTCTGGAACGCAGCGTGTCCAACGGCGACAACGCCATCAACCTTGCCATCATGCAGGAGGGCAACGCTCGGCAGGCCGGTCAGACCGCTCTTGCCACGCAGCTGGCATCTTGCTGCTGCGAGAACAAGCAGTTGATCGGCGACCTGAAGTACACCATCGCAACGGAGGACTGCGCTACCCGTCAGGCTATCGCAGACAACGCCCGTGCAGTTATCGACAACTGCAACGCGAACTACCGCGCTATGATGGACTACTTCACGCAGGATAAGATTGCCACTCTGACCGCTGAGAACCAGAGCTTGAAGTTCGCGGCTTCTCAGGATCGTCAGAATGCGCTTCTGACCACCGTGATGTCTCAGCAGACTGATACCATCCTGAACCGGGTCAATCCTCGTCCGATTCCCGCTTATCAGGTGGCAAACCCCAACTTGGGCGTGAACTGCTGCGGCTGCTGCTAACCAACACACTCCCCGATAACACCGGGTGAACTATCGGGGCAGGGGTAAGACACCTCTGCCCCTGATTTTTTAGGAGGAAAACATTATGGCTTGCAAAACAAGCTGCAAACTCTGCCCCCATCTGGTGCTGAGCCAGTCCGTTACGTTCGCCAATGACACGTTGACCATCAACATCCCTGCTGGCGCATACCAGAACGGAGAGAAGTATTGCATCGTGGTTGCCCAGAGCATCCCGGACACGACCACCATCAACGCCCCCGTGGTCATCACCATCGGCGCAGGAACTACCGCATACCCTCTGACCGACTGCAACTGCGCTCAGGCGACCGCTGAGAGCATCCACACTCGCACTCGCTATGCTACCCGCGTTGCAACGTCTGCAACCGGCACCGGAACGTTCAAATATCTTGGCTGCTTCTGCCGTTCCCACGCTGGTGCGCCCGCGTCCATTTCTTGAGGAGGTATAGATTATGGGCAAGACTAATTTTCGCCGCATGATGATGCTCCGTGAACACGACAAAAACCGTGAGCCGGAACGTGACCGACTTGAGGAAGAGCGTGACCGCAGGGAGCGTGAGATGGAACGCCGTCTGCGCAAGCTGGAAGGTGGCAACGACCGCTCCCCCTACTATCCGCAGGAGGAGAACCGCTACATCGACCCCTATCCTATCCCCCGCTACCCTGACGTAGAGAATGGGCGCAGAATGCCGCAAATCGGCTTCTCGCAGAACGGCGACTGGGATAAACGGTCTGAACAGTACGAACGTGGCGGTGCAGACAGCCGCTCCATCAAGATGCCGCGCCAGCACCTCACCCACGATGAAGCAGAGGAATGGTGCGACAGCATGGTCAACGCTGACGGCACAAAGGGCTGCCACTGGACGCTGGAGCAGACACAGGACGTTGCAAAACAGCGCGGCATAACCTGCGATAAAAACGACTTTTGGGCAGCCATGAACATGATGTACAGCGACTACGGTAAAGTCGCAAAAATGTACAGCGTGGACAACACCAACTTTTACGCAGATATGGCTGCAGCGTTTTTGCAGGACAAAGACGCTGTGGACGGCAAGCTGGTCGAGTACTGGGAGTTCATCGTAGAACACAGATAAAGTCTGCAGACTTTTTGCAGACTTTCGGATAGCAATTAAGTGCAAGTATCGGTTAGTATTCGATAGTATTCGAACTGCTGCAAATACAAAAAATCCGCATGAGCACTGGATTTTCCAGCATTCATGCGGATTTTCATTTGGTGCGAGGGAGGGGACTCGAACCTCCTTCATATCGCGTCAAGTCGTGTTTTTCTTAGCTTTGCAGACTTTTTGCAGACCTACTTTTTGCTTTGGACATACGCATCCAGCTTTGCGATGTACTGTTTGTCCTCTTCATCGCGCAGCTGCTGGTATATCTTTCGGGTCGTTGAAATGTCTGCGTGGCCCATAAGCTTCTGGGCCACCATGTCCGGGATACCGGCGTAAAAAAGGTTTGTCGCGTAAAAATGCCGGAATTGATGGGCGGTTACAAGCGCTTTCCACTTGTAGTACACCCTGTACTCGCCCGGCTTATCCTTTATCCTGGCGCGCTTCTCCTGTTTCTCACTCAGGCCGAGATCCCGACAGTAGATCGCCCAGCGCCACTCATACTGCGACTGCGACAGCGGCTTTGCTTCACCAGACATTACATAGTCCGTGTCTGCGTGACCGGCTTTCTGTTCCAGCAGCATCGGGCGAAAGGTCGTCAGGATGGGCACATCTCTGTATCCCTTCTCTGACTTTGGCGTTTCCTCATAGGCGTGGTTACGGTCCCAAGGCATTGCAGAACGCACATGAATCACATTCTGCTCAAAGTCCACGTCTTTCCATTGCAACCCGTTTGCCTCGCCGAGACGAAGCCCGGTGTACTCAAAGAGCTGTGCCCAGAAACCGCACCCCTCTGGATGCGCGTCAATAATATCTCGCTGCTCTTTTGTCGGCTCTAATCGCTTCCCCTTTTTCATCCCGGCGGGTGGTTTTGCCAGAAGAACCGGATTACTGGTACCATGATAGTTGGCGCACCAGAAGGTAAAGATACAGGATAGCACGCTTTTTGCATTGGTAATAGTATGCAGCGCCTTGCCGTCCATCTTCATGCGCTCCATGTATCCGCAGACTGCCTGCGTGTCGATGTCAGCCATCGGCGTGTCGCCAAAGCATTCCAGAAGCGGAGGGATATTCTTGACGTAGGCGTTAATTGTACCACGTTTTACCGGCTTTGTCGAGCCTGTAATGTAATCTTTGTACGCTATTGCCATTTCTCGGAAGGTGGCACCGCCGTTTTTTTTGTTTTCTTCCAGTGTTGCCTGCCGGTAGGCTTCTTCATACTTTGCAGTTGCTTCGGCAATCGTATCGCCCAGGAAGTGCTTATATTTTCCGTCCGGCATTTTCCGCTTGATCTCGTACCGGCCATCAGCGCGTTTCGTTCTTTTTCTTGGCATCCTCTACCGCCTCCTTGTTAATGGAGTAGACATCTTCCATGTCTTTTGCTGCTGCCATCCCGCAGTCGCGCGCCTGACACAGCATTTCAATATTCGGTTGCAGCCCTTCGGGATCCACATCCGTTTTTGTCGCCATGGCAATCTCGTAGTGGCTCAGGATCGTATTGACCACGGCCACCCTATCCCGCAGCGGCGTGTGCAAGTTGGCCACCATTTCGGTAAGCACGCTCAGATGGTCCGACCCGTGCGCGCCGTAGCGGATGTACAAGAGCGTGTCTACCTCGTATGCACTGCATTCTTCGATGGCCTCGTGCAGCATTCGACGTTTTTCTTTGTCGGTGGGGTCCTCTTCCAGCCGTTCCAGCAGCCCCGGGTGGATACAGGAATCCAGATACCGTTCCAGGGAAACCCCGCAGCCCACGAACCACTGCATCATCATAGGAAAGGAGATCGCGTTGATCCCCTGTTCCCACTTAATTACGCTTTGTCGGCTTACGCCCATTCGTTTCGCAAGTGTGGCTTGGCTGATTCCGGCCTCTGCCCTTGCTTTTTCCAATGTTTCCGCAACACGCAAAACCCAATCATCCATTCCCAAACATCCCCTTTTTTTCGACAATTACACAAAATTCGACTGATTTCCCGTCTTTTTTGGTTTACCATAAACTTCCAAAATATGATGTCGAATCTGTTCCTTTTTCCGTGTTATAACATAATTGTCAAAAAAATCCAGAAGGAGTGCAAAAATAATGGATAACATCAAGGTTCTGAACGAAATCCCGGAAGATATGGTAATCATTGACGGTATGCCGGCATCCAAACCGCAGAACGCTGATGGAAGCCGCAAACCGTGGGAGGGCTAAGTTATGACCAACACAAAAACCAAGGAAGCTATGCTCTACGCCTACGCACAGAACGACGTGCGCAAGCTTGTCTATCATCTCTCGCAGGCCGGGTCTGATGGGTCTGCCTATGATGCCGCCTACCAGATTCTGAAGGCTGCCGTTAAGGATCACGACGCCGGCCACGACCCCGGTGCACGGTATCGCAATATCAATGGGCGCATCGTTGCAGTGTCGGAAGTGTCCCCCTGCCCGTGTGATCAGGAGCATTAACTGAGCCGTTAATCTTTGTCGGCCGGGCATTTAAGGTGTCCACTGTGGACACCTTTATTTTTTATTAAGCTTTTCATATATCCGTTCCACGCCAAAACGATACCGGCAATCAATACGAGAGATTCAAAAATTTACTTCCCTGCTTATGCGCTTCTACTTTTTCAAGCGCTCTTGCACGCACAGACGGAGAAGCATTCAGCATTGCATCATACGCTTGCAACGTTCCTGAAATATTTTTTATATCTCTGTTCGAAAAAGAGCTTAACTTCCAATCCGACTGCATACTGTCGCCTTTAAATCTGACAACTGCATTTTTTGCGGTCACTGCTTTTCTTAGCATTTCAATTTCGACCGGATCCGCAACGTCGTCAGCCAATTCCCATGTGTTAACATTGCCACTTAAGACCTGAGTAACCGTTCTTCTTTCGATTTTGGAACTGTCAATAGTTTTTCTATAAACTTCTCCATCGATTGAATAAACGATTGTGTTCCAAAAAATCCAGCTTGTTCTAAATTGGCTATACATCATACGAAGCGGTTGAACGTTGTTATCGACCACGCAGAAATACGGCAATGCAAAAATAGCCTGATTTGTCAACGGGGCATCCTTCCAAAAGAAAAAGTCCACGTTTTCCACATCATCGTGTTCGCGGTAAACCGTATTGTTTAACTTCTCGGCAAGTGCATCCACCTGAAGATCTTCCAGTTCTTCCTGATACAATTTCAGCTTGTCGTAGTTAGAAACCATCGACTGCCATTTTGTCGGCATGGAATCGAATGCGGCTTGTGCATTGTTGATTGCCGTCTCGCTTTCCAGAGTGACCGGGGCTATTTGAAGGATCATCGCTTCCACCTGCTCCGGCGTTACGGCATCATTCTGGGCATCAAGAAAATCGTTTTTCGCTGGTGCGTTTTCCGACATGACAGCTTTTGCGGCTGCTACACGTTCTTCAGCCGTGGCGCTTTGCAGCAGATTATACAGGTTGATGATATCTGTCATGCCTTGTCGGCTTTCGCTATCGATGATCGTGGTCTGCGTTCTTTGCGTTCCGTTGACCTTTGCGCCATTGAAACGCAGATATGCAGTGTCGGCGCTCAGAACGCGGTTCAGGCAGTCCATATCCTCGTCGTTCCCGCCAAAGGATACATTTTCATAAAAAATCTGGTCATCTGGATAGTACTGGCGCGAAACTTTTTTAAACTTGTAGTTCGTCTGACTGGTATAATTATTGTATTCGCCAATCAGAACATCTACATCGTTCCAGTAAAAATAGCCCTCGGTATCCTGAGATGTGAAGCTCATACCAAACCGGACAGTTTCACCGTTTGAATACACATACGGCATCACGTAGCTTTTGTTATTGTCTGTTTCGTAATTTTCGTAAGCGGATTCAAAAAGCCAGATGCCATCCTCGTATGATACATCAATGTTTGCCAGTGCATCTTTGATAGCCTGCACCTTGTCGGCGCTTACGTCATTCTGCTGCGCAAGCACCGCAAAGGGAACGTCCCCGGCGGGGCTGGCGGCCAGCGCGGGCAATGCAGTACCTGCCATCAGCGCAGCCACAATTGCGCCCGCCACAATAACTTTGCATTTTTCAGCAATTTTCATTCGAAATTCCTCTTTTCTCTTGATTTTTAAGGATAACAGTTGTAACATAAAATTACCGAATACAACAAAAAGGAGTGTTTCTTATGCCTGACGCTGAATTTCTTGCCTACCTGAAAGAGCACCCCGCGCTTTGGGGCATTGTAATGGGCGTTTTGCTGGAGCATTCCGAAACCGAAGATGCTGTACAGGCGTCCTGAAACATTTTTTTACACTAGAAAGGAGACCTTATATGTTTGGAACTACCCGCAAGAAAGATATTTGCGAGAAAGACACAAGCAACTTCTCGGAAGAATTCCCCATACTTCCTACCTGCTCGCTTACTGGGGGATTCTACAACCACAGCTTAGCGCTGGATAAAGATAAACCGATTCCTCAAGAAACGTTTGACTTTGCAAAAGAAATCATGCAAATCATGGCAGAACGGAAAATCCCATACCAGACTGCCATGTATCTGCCTGATGCTTTGCATTGCCTGTTGGAAATGTCTTTTTGCCATCGGGTCTTTACCAGCGTTGTCATGCCGTTACCGGAAGATGGAGACGAGCAGAGCGATAGCCGAGATGATCAGGGCAAGAACTGACAGCTTGTTGGCAAACCGCGTCTCCTTCAGCGAAAGCGTTGACATATTGTTTTCAAAGTTTTTTTCATTTTCTCGGCGATTGATATAGCGTAGATAAAGTTCGCCGTCTTTAGTGATTTGATACACATAGCCGCGTATTTGCATTTTAGCCGGCGAAACTTTTTGCTCGACAAGCTTTTTCTCGCATAGCGTTTTTACTCTTTCTGTCCATTCGGAGGTACAATCCACCGGCCCTTGTGCTATCACGCGCAGCGTGTTCAGCTCCTCGGTGGATAGCACCAGCTGCTCAAAATCCATTGTGGTCACTCTTCCTTTGCTTTTCCGTTTTCCAGCACGGCCAGCGCTGCGGCTTTTGCGGCTGCGCGCGCTTCCGGCGTTGCATTTTTATAGGCTGCTTCTACATCAGCCCATTCCCATTTGAGCCCGCCCATCCCGGCGGGCTCTTTTTTTGTGCCCATAAGCTCGTCAACGGGCTTTCCTAAAACTTCCGCTATTGTCATCCACCGTCTGCGTGTTGGCGAAGATTTACCTGAAGCCCAATCGCTTACGTTTCCGGTGGATGCACCTATTCTTTTCGCAAACTCATTTTGCTTCATGCCTTGTCGGTCAAGTTCTTCAAAAAGTTTTGGGCATTTACAATTTTCAGAAATGTTGCCCATTTCCTCATCTCCTTATTTGTGCGTTTTGCTATTTTTTCGCAAATCTCGCATTTCGTATTGAGTTTGCGAGATTTGCGAGTTATAATACAAACATACCGAGCGGCTGACCAGAAGTCCCCATACTCTCCGATCGCTGCCGGTACTTCACAGGGCTGCCACGCAGCAGGGGTTCTTCCCCCACACCGTCCTGTTGATCAGGTGCCTATGCGCGGGCACCGGGTGCAAGAAGCAGAGGGTCGCGCGTACCTTCCGATCTGCTTTCTGCCCTAAACCCAAAAATATTGCCAAGAGTAAAAATGATAACCGCAATATCATTTTACACCATCTTGTATGGCTTGGCAATGTTTTTTAGGGGAAAACATGAACAATTGTGCGCAAGCGAGGTGAAAGAATGAAACGGACGACCGTTACGCCTGAATGGATGGGCGAAGTGAGAAAACGCATGAAAGTAAACAACATGACCAGCCGCGATCTTGCGGCGGCGTGTGGCTGGAGTGAAAGCGTTGTGCGCAAGTACATCAATGGCTTGTACTATAACGATAACCCCCGTGCAGACATTGAGATTGCGCTGAAAATGAGGTGACGCGGATGTTTCTGGCTTGTCTGATGTGCTTTATGGCAGGCTGCTGCTTGACGGCGTTTTTGTTTATCTGCACCACAAAGCCGCCCCGCAAAATGCTGGGGTTCTGGCTGGCGTATTTTAGCTTGATTATGGCGCTGGCATGGCGCATAGGAGGTTTGATGGTATGAAATGTGCATTTATTTTGGCTGATCTGATGGCCGCCCTTGGCCGCGACCCCTACCACGCAGCCTGCACCGAGATGTGGCTGATGGTGATGATCATCGCGCCGGTGCTGGTGCTTGCCCCTTACCTGCTGTGCTGCTGGGACGATTATATGCGTGCCGAGAACGCCCGAAGAAGGGCGGCACGGAAGCGGATCTATGAGAGGGCACGGAACCATGAGTGATATTATTCGCCGCTGCAAAGATTGCGGCGCGGTGCTGCCAGAAGGCACCAGCAGTCAAAGACGGTACTGCGATGCCTGCCGCAAGTTCCGAAAGAAAGAGACCGACCACAACTATCAGAAAAAGCACATCCTCGGGGAAATCCCAAATCCGCCCGTGGTACGTTATTGCACCGCGTGCGGAAAGGCGCTCCCGGCGGGGTCTGCGCCGAACCGGATATACTGCATTCCCTGCAGCGAGAAGATACATCTGGAAAAAGCAAGAGAACGTGCCCGGCGGTTGCAGAAGGCAAAGCCGAAAATCAAAAAGTTGGCACCACCTCCAAAGCCCGCACCGAAGGAGAAGCTTTCTCGCGGCAGGCACCGCAAGGTAGACAAGCCCTGCAAAGAGTGTGGCACGATGATGTACGGCGTGGACCCCGGCAAAATGTTTTGCGATGCCTGTAAAAAGAGCAGATACGGGAAGTCCAGCGTGGACACCGGCACGCAGACCGACATTGTAAAACCCAAAGAAAAGCCAAAAACCAACCACGATCTGATCGTGGATGATAATGCTGCTGCCGCAGCGAAGGGCATGAGTTACGGCAAGTTTAAGGAGTGGCAGCGCAGACAGAAGGAGTTGAAGGAACGTGGCGAGATCTTCTAGAAACGAAGCGTGGCACGAGAGCTACGCTGCTATATTTGGCCGATATGGCTGCATCCGGCTGACTTTGGAGCAGGTCAGCGTATGTATGGGCATCCCGGCGCGGTATGTGCGCAAGCGCTACCCGGAAGGCTGGTCTAACATGGCCGGGCAGGAAGGCTCCGGCCGCGGCAACACCATCCGGCTGGATACCCTGCTGGATCAGGAATTTGGGACTTACTGAGGAGGAAACGTTATGGAAACTGAAAAAAGCTGTGATATTTTCCGGCGTTTTGCCCCGGCGGGCAGGCTGATTGACCCGGAAAAGGCGGATCAGGCGGTGAAAGACAACGTGGATCGCGGCGCACCGACCCGCGAGATCTCCACCGCAATCCGGTATCTGATACTGGCTGCCATGAGCATTTGCAACGACAGCATAAACGCCTTTGAGCACTATCTGGACGCAAGCGAGGACTACCAGCGGGAAAACGCAGAGTACATGGCACTGGATGACCGCAGGTCTGCCGCACAGATCCAGAGAATCCTCGACGTGATATCTGAGCTGGAGGGGCTGGAAGAACATTAAGACTTTTTGGAGGTGGCGCAAAATGGCAAGCAAAAATGGAATGCGTACCCGTGAGCGGATCTGCTATCTGATCGGCAAGTATCAGTGCCGGCTGGAAGATGAACGCATCTCCGACCGGGAGAAAAAGATCTATGAGAACGTTCTGGAAGATCTCCGGCATCTTCTGGAAACGGCAATGCAGGAAGGGCTTCAGAGCTAACTTTCCTGTTTTACACCAATGGCGGCAGGTGGATAAACAAAAGCCGCTGCCATCCCCTTTAGGCCGCCGAAACATTATTTTGTGTTTCGCGCCTATTGTGACAAGATGTGTGGATTGGGACCACACGGGACCCCGGCGGGCCTTGAGAAGCCGGTAATGTGCAGATAGCAGCACTAGTAAAAAAAATCCGCAACAACCTACTGCGTCAAAAGGTGGGTGACTTTGTATCCGTAAGACTCGCACCCGGTAATAAACAGTTGAAAAGTAGTGTCGGTGACTGCTGGAACATAGACAGCCTTCCGATGGCGGCAGGAAGTAAAACAAAAGCCGCTACCAGCGCAATGCGCAGAAATAAAATTTGGAGGTATGTATTATGATCCACGAACGTAAAGGCGGGCATTTCCGCCGCCAGTACAGCGCACAGGCCAAGAAGGCCGGCGAAGCCATGATGAAGGTGATGCGGGACTTTGCAGAGCCGCTCAGCGTGCAGGACGCACGGGATGCGTGCACCTTCTGCCGCAACATTCTGGAAAGCCAGGTGCGCGGATGCCCGTACAATGACGCAGCACTGGAAGCAGAGGAGGATCTGGATGCGGTTGCAAACGCTGATGAACCCGATGCCTAAATCCCCTACCTACGAGGAGACCGCAACCGGCTACGCCATCGCCGCTATGCGCATGGCAGAGCTGCCGCCGGACACCATCCAGCAGGTGGTTACGGAGATGCGCGTTATGATCGACAAGTATTCACTGGGCGAGGCGGCGCAGATCGCCACCTCCAGCCCCTACTGATGGAGGTGGTAAGGTTGGCAACGCCAAAAGCTTCCGGGCGCGGCAGGCCGCAGAAGAGCGCTTCTGCGGCTGTTTGTGCCCCAGACGTCAAGTTCCCTGTTGAAGTGCCAAAAGCCCCGCAGACAGCCCCGCAGGCGGTCTCAGTGCTGATTAAGGCCATCAGCGAGGATGCAATCAAGCTGAAACTGCTTCCCGGCGCCAATGCCGTGCGCGATATGATGGACAAAACCTTTGGCGCTGCGGGCTGGACCATGCGGCGCTATTTTGCCGATGGGCGGCTGTGGTGTCAGGTGGGCGTATACTGCCCGCAGGAGCGGGAGTTCGTGTACAAGGACGCGGGCGGGCTTTCCCTCCCCTGCCGTGACCCGGCTCTGATGCGGGAGGTCACCAGCTTTGTGTCCGCTGCCTCCTTCTGGGGTGTCGGCAGGGACGTGATGGAACTGGACGACATTGTGCTCAAGAGCACGCAGGTGCCCATCGTCAAGGATGACAAGGGCGCTTGCCGGCTGCAGACCAGCCTGAAGGTCGACCGCTTCGCCTACGATGATGCGGGCAGCATCACCATGGTGCAGTTTATCGCCGGCGAGGGTAAGAAAATCTTATGGCCAGAGGCGTGATCGGTAAGCTGCCGGTGGTATATGACCCGGTTGCCCGGCGGGTGGTCGTGGAAAACTCTGCGGAGTTTGTGGAAACACAGATCCGGCAGAAGCTGGACGAGCTGGCACACGGCAAGCCGCTGCATCTGATTTTGTCGGTAGACCTTGAACGCAAAAGCCGTACCCTGCCCCAGAACCGCATGATGTGGGCACTGCTTACCATCATGGCGGACCACTACAACGGCGGGCGCACCGGCGGTGTGACCCCGGAGGACTGCTATACCGAGATGCTGGAGCAGTACGGTGCGGCGTTCGACTACTTGGAGGTACCGGTGGGTGCTGTGCCCATCTTGCGCAAGTCTTACCGGCTGGTGCACGTTGTGGAGCTGCTGAACGGCAACCGCTGCACGGTGAAGTGCAGTCAGGGTTCCAGCACCTTTACCACGGAGCAGATGGGGCAACTGATCGACGGAATATTTGACCGGCTGGCGGAAATGGGCGTCAACGACCCCAATGTTACCGCCTACTGGCAAGAGTGGCAGGAGGTGCCAAGGAAATGACACAGAAACGGTTTAAGAAGCTGCTGATGGCGCAGGGCGTCTGCGCGAACACCGCACGCGGCCTTGTGGAGTACATGAAGGCCGTCAGGCAATGCATTGAAAACGGCGAAGAGGTAGTCAAACTTGCAGATGCTGAAAACGTGACGTTTGAGTGCGTGAAGATTTACCCCTACGCAGAGACCTACAAGCGGATCTTGGAAGGGCGTGATTTCCTTGTCTGAATCCATTATGCAGACCCGGCGGGAGTGTTATGTCTGCCGGATGAAGTACGGCGTTGTGACTGTTAAGGATTTAGAGGAGCACCATGTGCTCAACGGTCCGCTGCGCCCGGTGGCGGAGCAGTACGGCCTGAAAGTCTATCTCTGCCACCGGCACCACAACGAGCCGGGCTACAGCGCCCACTTTGACCACAAGCTGCGCCTGTACCTGAAAAAGCAGGCACAGCGCAGTTTTGAGGATGTGTATGGTCACCGCCAGTGGATGGCGGTGGTCGGAAAGGATTACTTAAGATGCTTAATATAGTCGCAATCATGGGCCGCCTTGTGGCGGACCCGGAGCTGCGCACCACCACGCAGGGGAACAGCGTGTGCAGCTTCCGCATTGCGTGCGACCGCAGCTATGTGCAGCAGGGTCAGGAGCGGCAGGCAGATTTTATTGATATCGTGGCATGGCGGCAGCAGGCCGATTTCGTGTCCAAGTACTTCCAGAAGGGCAGCATGATCGCCATCGATGGCAGATTGCAGACCCGGAATTATCAGGACAAGAACGGCAACAGCCGAACCGCTGTGGAAGTCGTGGCGAATAATATCAGCTTTGCCGGTTCAAAGCGTCAGGACGCCCAGCGCGCGCCCTCCTACGAGCAGCAGACCACCAGCCATGTGCAGCAGGCAAAAGCCGCGCAGAACGTTCCGCAGCCCACCTACACGCAGGGCAGCATGGATGATTTTGCCGTGATAAACGATGACGACGATCTGCCGTTCTAGGGGGGGTAAGGCGTGAAAAGCAAAACAAAACCGAAACAGGACAGTTATGTTGTTCTGCAGCGCTGGATGCGCACAGAGCTTGGATTGAAGGGCAACGAGCTGACGGTGTATGCCATCATCTACGGCTTCTCTCAGGACGGCGAGAGCGTCTATAAAGGCGGGTACGGATACCTTGC